GCATTAACTATCACTGAAAAGAAAACAGATTTCCTATCTGAAGGTTGGGCTTGGGGCCATATGGCAGATGACTTATGTGCCATATCAGCTTGGCAATTAGGTGAATGGAAAGTGGCAGTAGAGCACGGCAAGAAGGCAGTTGAGTTAAGCCCAGATGATGAAAGATTACAAGGTAATTTAAAGTACTACAGAGAGAAGGCAAATGAGCACACTAAATGAAATGGTAAGTGATATCAGGGCTAACCTTCAAGGTTATACCTTGCGACAAGATCGTATTAGTTATGTAGCTAATGCTAATGGTCTGACCACTACCAGTACTGCTATCACTATTGGCTCTGCCTCAAACCTTGCTAAAGGTACTATTGAAATTGATGATGAACTTATTTGGATTGACTCCTTTGATAAAGTAACAAGTGTACTTAACGTAGTACCAGGATTTGGTAGGGGCTACCAAGGAACATCCCCTGCACCACATTCACAGTATGCTCAAATTACTTTAGCTCCTACATTTCCTAGAGTGTCTATTAAGAAGGCTATCAACGATACTATCAATAGCCTATTTCCTAATCTCTGGGCGGTATCTTCATACACCTTTACATTTAATGCCTCACAAACAACCTACCCATTACCAGATGATTTAGAATCAATCCTATATCTATCTTGGCAGACTACCGGATCAAGCCAAGAGTGGCTACCGATTAATCGCTGGAGATCAGATGGTATGGCTAATGCTGCTGCCTTTAATACAACTAATACAGTAAGTCTTTATGAGAATATCCAACCTGGTAGAACAGTTCAGGTTTGGTATACCACAACACCTAATACTCTAGATAATAATACAGATGATTTTGCTGATGTAACTGGCTTACCACAATCAGCTCAGGATGTGGTAACTCTTGGTGCTTCATATAAATTGCTATCATTCCTAGATCCAGGTCGTATTAATCTTTCATCTGCTGAGGCTGATAGTGCCGATAGCAAGATTCCATCCACTGCTGGTGTTTCATCTTCTCGTTATATCTACGCTCTATACCAACAGAGATTAAACGAAGAAGCGTTGAAGTTGAAAGACAGATTCCCAATAAGATTACACTATACGAGATAAGGAAGATAAATGGCTAGAGAATACTCAAGTATAAGCGTTGAAACAACGCTTAATAGCGGTATAAATACTACTGCTACTACTATGATAGTTCCATCAGTTGGTGCTGCTACAGCTTTGTTAGGTGGTGTAACCCTTGATCCTGGCAACGTAGATATCTTTACCGTTGCAATAGATCACGATACTGTTAATGAGGAGATTGTTTTCGTAACAGGTGTTTCTGGTGACACCCTTACAATTAGCAGAGGTCAAGCAGGAACTGGAACTCCTGGAGTATCTGGCATTGCTCACAATGCTGGTGCTTCTATTAAGCACGTTCTTACCTCAAGTGATTTAATATTTTATAGAGAAGGAGTTACAACAGCAGATGCGGCAATACCAAAATCTATCATTGCTGCTAAGGGTGACATCCTCACCGGTACAGCTAATGATACCCCTGCTGTTCTCTCAGTAGGCACAAACGGACACACACTTGTAGCGGATTCTAGTACCGCAACGGGCCTTGCCTATTCTGCTGGAATTCCTGTCGTTCTTGATGCTGAAACTGCCACATACACAGTTGTCTTAGGTAACGCCTATCAATTGGTCACAATGTCAGTTGCATCTGCTAATGACTTCCAGATTCCAACTAACGCCAATGTTGCTTTTCCAGTAGGAACAGTTATTAATGTTATTCAAATTGGTGCAGGTCAAACAACTATTAAAGCTGTAACCTCAGGAACTACTACCATCTCATCAACTGGAGCAACTGCTACTGCACCTAAACTAAGAGCGCAATTCTCGGCTGCATCCTGTATTAAGGTCGCTACCGATACTTGGTATGTGGTAGGAGATATTGCGTAATGAGTTTATTAGGTATTATTGCTTCAAGTATATTAAAAATAGTTCCAAATTTAATAGCAGTATCTTTAGCATCTTCACCAAGAGTAACTGTTTGGGATTTTGTAAGCGGAACAGGTTTTGGAAGTAAATACTCTAATCCTGCAACATTACCAACGGGTGCTGGTTATTCGGCTGAATTTAATCCAAACAAAACAGCAATTGCAGTTGCACACGCAACGACACCATTTGTTTCAACATATCCTTGGTCATCATCTGGTTTTGGAAGTAAATATGCAGACCCAGCAACATTACCAGCAGGTGCTGGAGATGAAGCAAAATGGAGTCCAGATGGTGCAACTATTATGGTAACCCACGATATTAGTCCTTGGGCTTCAGCATATCCTTGGAGTTCGGGTTTTGGTACAAAGTATGCTAATCCAGCAAGTGCTATTGCTAATTATGCTTATGGTCAATCTTGGCGACCACAAGGCGATGTTGTTGCTTTTGCATTATCAGCTTCTCCTTATATAAATGCTTATCCTTGGTCGGCTGGATTTGGAACTAAATATACAAATCCTGCAACGTTACCTACTGGTGATACTTTTTCAGTTGAATTTAATCCTGCTGGTGATGCAGTTATATTTGGTCACTTAAATAGTCCATTTGTTTCAGCATATCCTTGGTCAGCAGGTTTTGGTACAAAGTATGCCAATCCTGCATCTTTGCCTGCTGGATATGGGGCAGGTGTTACTTGGCGACCACAAGGTGATGTTGTTGCTTCTAATGGACAATCTCACGTTGCTAATGCTTGGGCTTGGTCAAGTGGATTTGGTACAAAATATGCTGACCCATCGGGCGGGGTGGGTAGTGGCGTGGGTAGTGGTATTAGATTTAATCCAACAGGAACAGATGTTGCGTTTGTATTTAATACTGATCCAAGAATAAATGTTTTTTCTTGGTCAGCAGGTTTTGGTACTAAATATGCCGATCCCGCATCAGGCATTTCAGGCGTTGGCACAAATTCTGTGGCATTTGTTTAATTACTACTAACAAAGGAAAAAAATGGAAATAAATACTAAAGAAACAACCTTAACACCAAAAGAAGTAAGGCAATTAGAAGTAGATCAATATAAATTAAATATTGAAACCTATAAATCTCTATTACAGACACTAGATGGTGAATGGGATAAAGATTTAGTTCACTTAAAAAATGTGGAAATTCAAGAAGCCGCTAGACAATGCCCGATGGATAAATTGGCTCGCTTAGCAGTTTTGCAACAGTACGATCAAGTAACTGGGTTGCTTAAAACTGAAATTGTGGAATGCGCTAAAGCAGAAGCAATTTTAAACATTTTATAGCACAATCCTCTGAGATTGTTCTACAATTATTAACTACCCCGCTTCGGTGGGGTTTTCTATTTAAGGAGATCAATGGCATACGGCGATGATATTACCGAAGGCATCCCTTACGTATTATCCAACCCTGCAGGTTCTACCAACTACTCAGCTACTGGCGTATCCTATGATGTAGCAATCGCAGGACAACCATTCTTTATTGGTGCCTCTGATGAGACACCTTACCGTAGAGTTACTGCCCAGTACCGTAAGCAACAGATTGATCAGACTAGAGAGCCAGGAGAGCAGACTCTTACTGGTTGGTGGGTACGCTCCCAAAGTTCATTCCACCTTGGCGCTGGTATCAAGTTCTTTGAGCCAATACAAGAAGAGTCACTTCGTTTCCAGTACACAGAATCTAAGGGTATGGATGTCTGGACTAAAGGACAGGCAACTCTACTAAACACTACAGTCAGGGCTAGGGTTGCAACAGCAACTAATCTATACCTAATTGGTGCTAGAGATAACGCTAATAACGTAGATGCAGTTGTCTTTACTGAAGGACCTGATCTAAAGAAACTCACTATGAGTGATGATACACCCACCGTTACTACCTATACCTTAACAGCAGCTCCACACACACTTGATTTTATGGCTCTAACCTCTGATGGTACTAGATACTTTGCTGCAGATAATGACAAACTTCATAGAGGTAATATCTTTGGCTCTACATCTGATGGTCATATCTACGATCTTGATGGTCCAGTTACCACAGTAGCATTGCGCTATGCAAAGCAACGTTTACTTGCTGGTGTGGGTAGAGAGTTATACGAATTAGATTCTAATAAGGGTGCCACTGCAGGTGGTCACGCTTTACCTACTGCACTTTATGAACATCCAAACCCATCTTGGATATGGACAACCATATCTGAAGGACCTGCTGCTTTCTATGTTGGTGGCTATGCTGGATCTCAGTCGTCTCTCTACAAGATTACATTAGATACTGCTAATGCTAACTCTCTAGGATTTCCAGAACTTAATGTCCCAACAGTAGTTGTTGACCTACCAGAGGGTGAAATAATAAATGCCTTTGATGTATACCTTGGTACCTTTGGAGTTCTTTGCACTAATAAAGGCGTAAGAGTTGCAGTGGTATCTGCTGATGGTGACATTAGCTACGGACCATTACTGGTAGATACAGAGTGCAAGAGCGTAACCTTTAGAGATAAATTTGCTTATGTAACAACCTTGCAAGGTACCGAGTCAGGTCTAATCCGTATTGATTTATCACAGCCAGCAGTTCCTAATAGCCTTGTCTTTGCTTATGCTTGGGATCTTTATGCAAGCGGTGAGACTGCTAACCCAGTATCTACAGACTTTCTTGGTAATACCGATAGGGTTGTCTTTGCTGTACCAGGTGATGGAATATGGATTGAATCTGCAACTAGCCTAGTAGCAAGTGGTTACTTGCGTACTGGTTACATCCGATACAACACATTAGAGACTAAGATCTATAAATTATTACAAGCTCGTATTGATACCAGTAATGGTGGAATTAGTCTTCAGTCTGTTGATTATGCTGATAACTTCTACAACATTGGCAGCTTTGCACAAGGGTCTGTAGTACCAGAGGTAACTGTTAGTTATCCACAGGCAGCGCAGGAGTATCTAGGATTTAAGTTCACCTTTACTCGCTCATCTACTGATGTCCTTAAAGGACCTTTGTTTACTGGATATCAACTGAAGTCTTTACCAGCAGTACCTCGTCAAAGATTAATTCAATATCCACTATTCTGCTATGACCACGAGTCAGATAATCTTGGAGTAGAGACTGGATACGAAGGTTCAGCATATGAGCGTATGTCCGTACTGGAAGGTATTGAAAATGTTGGAGATACATTAAGAGTTGAAGACTTTAGAACTGGTGAGTCATACATTGGATTAATTGAAGAGCTTGACTTTATAAATAAAACCCCAAGCGATAGAAGGTTCTCCGGTTACGGTGGCAATCTAATCGTAACTATCAGAACGGTATAACACTATGACCCCGAACGAATGGGCAGGACTGGCAGTAGCGGTAACTACACTTGTTGGAACACTGGCTGTAACAGTAAGGCACCTTGTTAAATACTATCTATCTGAACTTAAACAAAATGGCGGCTCCAGTATCAAGGACCAGGTTTCAAGATTAGAGGAGAAGGTTCAATTCTTAACAGATCTAGTAAAGGAGTCACTAACAAGATGAGCGTAGTAGAGATAGCAAAGGCTGAGATAGGAAACAGAGAGACCGGCAATAATGATAACAAGTATGGCAAGTGGTATGGTGCTAACAACCAACCTTGGTGTGCGATGTTTGTATCTTGGGTATTTAACAAAGCGAATTTAGGTAATAAGATTACAGCACAAGGAGAGAAAGGCTTTGCCTCCTGTGATGCTGGACTGAAGTGGTTTATCAATAAGAATAAGATGATTCCAATAGGTCAAGCGCAAGCTGGAGATATTGTTTTCTTCCAGTTTGATAAAGATGCAGAGCCTGACCACGTTGGAATTGTCAAATGGAATAACACTAGGTTGAAGTACCTTCAAGTAATTGAGGGTAATACAAGCAGTGGTTCCAAAGGCAGTCAATCAAACGGGGATGGTGTGTATCTTAGGAAACGACCATACTCTCTAGTAATGGGTGTAGTTCGCCCGTAAGGATGGATATGAATAAACTAATTGACAAGTTAAAAGACCCAAAGACTAAGGCTGCATTTAAGTCTTATCTACGGGCAGTATTAGCATCAGCAGTAACTATGGGTCTTGCACTTGCTGCAGATCTTGCACCAGAGTATGCAATCTTGATTGGTTCAATCGCTGGTCCACTGGCTAAGTGGGCAGATAAGACTGAAAAAGCCTACGGCGTAGGAGCCGAGTAATTTAGTTTACTGCGAGGCAATATAAGGGGGGCGCTTAACTGCGCCCCTCTTTTTTTATGCCCTAAATTTCCCTAGCGGGATCATCTACCGGACAAGGCACAATTATTAGGTTACCACAGTTAGCACAGGTTGCATCTAACATATACCAGGAGATCTCAAAGTTATCAAAGGTAGCTAGGATAGAGAATACTTTAGAGCCACAAGGACAAGCGTGTAGTGGTCCTAAGGACCTAAGGTCCGTACCGAATTTATCTGGTAGTTTCTCTTTATTTTTTCGCAGGGTTGGTAGACGGAACATATTGCTCAGGTCGGCTCCTTCCTGTGGTCAGTCGCCTCGGCGCTTTCAGCGCCGCCTTGGTTGGTTACCGTATCTGTAATTCGCCTTCGGCTCATATGGTACACATTTCCGATCTAGTAATCCGAAAGGATCGCACTCACGGCGTGTCGCCTTTACATCCCAGTATTTTTTACGGGCGGTGCTACAATTAATCCAAGATAAAAGGAGTATGCAGTGACGGCAATAGTTGGTATTCAAGGTAAGGGTTGGGCAGTTATTGCTGCTGACTCTATGACTACCTATACAGATAGACCTTACGTTGCTAAGGGCTACGATAAAATTGTTAAGATTAATGAATACTTAATTGCTGTTGCTGGTGATGCACTCGCTGGAGATATATTAAATAACTTATGGCAACCGCCTAAGGTATTAAAGACTCAAGATCCTGATCGCTTTATGATGATCAGAGTTCTACCATCTATTAAACAAGCCTTAACTGATGCAGGTTATGATCCTAATCCTAAAGGTAAAGCTGATGATGATTCAGGCTGGGATGCTTTAGTTTGTTTTAATGGAAATCTTTATCAGATCAGTGATGACTACGGTTATATGCGAGATGATAGAGGTCTATACGGTATAGGTTCTGGTGGCTCTTTAGCAATGGGTGCTTTAGTAGCACTAGATGGTGATACAAAGACTCACGCTAAAGCATCAAGTGCTGCAAAAAAGGCTATCAATATAGCGATACAATACAACATCTGGTGTGGTGGCACTGTTAGTGTCAAGACACAATTTACTAAGTAGGAGTTATGCACAAGACAATTAAGTTTGCTTTAACAGAGGCCTATGAAAAAGGTTATGAAGAAGGATTAAAGGTTAATGCAAGTAGCGATACTAACTGGGAGGAACAAAACAAGATGAGACAGCAATGGTTACTAGACAACCCTGATGCAGGGTATATAGGATGGATGTCAATATGATAAAAGATAAGATTGAATCTGCCCGTACTAAAAATGGTGGATGGACTAAAGAAACCTTACAGTCTTTGGGCGTTGCTTGGCCCCCAAAAAAAGGTTGGAAAAAGGAACTAATAGAAAAAGAATTACGAGAGCAGATTGCACAAGAGATTGAAAAATCTGGTAGTGATGTTGCTTTTCTATGGATGGCTACTGGTGGTCGTACACCAGAGGCTATTGATTGGTATATAAATGATGTTAAATCTTTTGCAAATACTGTAAGGGGTATAGAATGACAGACCCAAAAGAATTACTGTTAGAGGTACTACGAGCTAAGGATGCTGGTAGGGCTAGGTCTAAACAGACACAGATAGGTCCATCAGAGTTAGGTGGTTGCCGGCGTAAGGTTTGGTATCGTCTTAACGATCAACCTGAAACCAATGACAATGAGATGAA